AATTCTTTCACCAAATTCTTTTATTGCAAATTCTAGGCGACAGTGAGATGGGGCAAAGGTATTTTTATATACCTCATTATCTACACTGAGGTAGTTATCTCTAATTGTATTTGTTACGCCGAAGTAGTTGTAGAGAGATGTGCTGGCATTTTTGGGGATGCGAATAAAATTGACCTTCTTATTGGCCCCAAAGGTAAACTTTTTTTTATTCATACAAAATCCTGACGTTGGCTTCTTCTGCTTTTTTAAAATAATTTTTATGATTTACTTTCAAGAGATAATGATTTTTGTATTCTTCGTTGATTAAAGGGTCATCTGTCTTGTACTCAGTGTTTGAAAAAAACATTTTTTGGCAGTATTTTTTAAATGACTTATGTTTAAACCTGAACTTGTCTAAGGGCATTATTGTGTTATTTATACCTAATAAAGAAGTTTCCTTGAAAAATTTCTCATGAAAAAGTCTAACCTCTTCGTTATTTCTAGAAAACAAAATGTCATTCCAAAAATATATATCTGTTATGGCGTAATCTCCAAATATGTAAGAAAGATTACCACACAATATTGAATTGTTTTTTCTTAAAAATAGTTTGTAATAATCATTGCTGCCACAAAAAAGTTCTCTCAAATCTGCATTAAAACTGGATTGATTAAAATTTTTAATTATTTTTCCGAATTGTATAGATGCTATTTTATGAACATCATCAAAATTTTCTTCATTTGAAAATTTATATTTATTTTCCTCCAACATTCTTTATTATAATATTATATTTAAAAGTGTAAAGTAAATTATGGCAGAAGGTATAAATCAAAACGTAGCACGGGAGGCTCTGTCTCTAGATCCCAGTCAATTGTTGGAGTTTTATCTAATATACTATGATTGGCCAAAAGATGCATTTAGCGCTCTTGCTATATGCCCGTTTGTTAATGGTTCGGCCCCTACAATCTTGTGGCAGGGGCAAGCATACGCCGCATTCCCGATAGAAGGTAGTGGGTTTGAATCGAAGGGCGATCAGTCTTTACCTAGACCGAGAATAAGAGTTTCTAATAAAGATTCAATTATATCTAAATATTTGAGAACCCATAATAATCTTATAGGCGCAAAGGTAATCAGAAAAAGAACTTTTGCTAAATTTTTAGATGATGAAAATTTTCCAAACGGAGAAAACCCTTATTACGATGTAGAAACGGGTTCTACGTTAGCTTCACCTACATCTCATTTAATTGACCAAACTTATTATATAAATAGGAGAATAACTGAAACCAAACATGCTGTAGAGTTTGAGTTGTCTACTGTTTTTGAATTGGATAATGTCTACCTGCCTAATAGAAACGTTTATTCCACATATTGTACTTTTATCTACCGTGGGCATGGTTGTAGGTATGATGGGGAGGTAAAAACAACAGGCGAAAACGATGTTTTTAGAGACGCAGATGGGGTTGAGATAAATTTAAAAACCGCTGCCGTTAGAGGAGCTTCATGGTTTGAAGATGTAACCTATAATAAAGGAGACGCTGTTTATTTGGAAATAGATAATTTTATACTAAGAAAAGATGACGAAACAAATTTAAATAAAAAAACCGAGAAATTGAGAACATTTTATGTTTGTATTGAAGATAATGTTATTGGTAACCAAAAACATCCATCAACTTCAAAGAGTTGGCGGAAAGATGAATGCACAAAAACCTTAAATGCTTGTGGAAAAAGATATGAACGCGTTTTGAGGTTTGGAGGATTCCCAGGTACACATGCAAACCAACCAAGAGGATAATTTAAAAGATCAATTAATTAAATTTGCAGAATCTTCCCCATTAAGGGAAGTTTGTGGATTTGTTTGTTATGAAAATGATGAGTTATTTTTTGAGGAAGCTATAAATATTTCTACGGATGATAGTTTCTTCATTATAAATCCAATAGATTTTTTACAAAAAAAGATAGGAAAAACTCTTTTAGCTATATTTCATACCCATGTAGATTGCGCAGAAGAACCATCTGAATATGATATTAAAAGTTCAAAAAACTGTCTCTTCCCGTTTTTAATATATTCTTTAGAAACAGAAAAGTTTCATTTATTTGATGTTCCTTATTTTGAAAGGTCTGAAAAAGGTGTAAGTAAGTTAAGGGGTATTTTGAATGACTAATATAATTATACATGGAGAAATGGGTGAGGTTTTTGGTAATTTTCATAAATTTGAAATAACCAAGCTTCTTGATGTAGCTAGAGCTTTAACTGCCCAAAATAGAGGTTTTAAACGTTATTGTATTTCTAAATTTCAAGATGGAATAAGTTACGTTTATATAGACCCTAAAAACCCAAACAAAAAATGGAATACAGCGGAAGAACTTCTTGAAGAGGAGGCTCCAGAAGAAGTCCATATAGTCCCATCTATTTGTGGTTCTGGTGTTGTTGCAGCTGTTGTAACTGCGGTTGTCTCCACTGTTGCTGCGGCGGCAGCGGCGGTTGGGGGTGTGCTTGCAGCAGCTGGAGCATGGTTAGCTGGCGGAAGTATGTTAGCTAATTTGGCTGTAGGTCTTATACTCCAAGGGATAATGGCTTTACTATTCCCAGTAGAATTACCTAAAACTGACGCCCAGACATCTGAATCGAAATTAGATACGGCTAGTTATTTGTTTTCTAATTTAAAGAATACTTTAACTCAAGGATTTCCAATACCTTTATTGTATGGCGAATTAAGGGTAGGTTCTAATGTTGTTTCGACTGATGTCCGTGGTGAGGATTTATAAAAATGAACTATTATAAAGACATAATACAAAGGAGAAAATCTATTTCTCCTGTTGGATCTAAAGGAACAAAACCGTCGTTTTTAATGCCGCCCAAAGCCGCTTGGAACAAAGTAGGATTTCAAACTTACGAGGCTACCGATTTACTTTGCGAAGGGCCTATAGCTGGGCTTAGTGATCAAAATGGTGTTATTTTAAACACTTCTAGGGTTACGAAAGATTTCAACAGTGATAGCAACATCCGTGGAAGTTCGACTAACGGAATAGATAAAGGTTGTTATTTTAACGACACCGCACTTAGAGATGAAACAAACTCATCAACTCATTCAAAATACGATATGGAATTAAGAGTTGGGAATGAATTTCAAGACCCTCCGCAAATAATGCAGTTCCCATCTAAAATGGAAAAAGTTGGAGTACCCATCAAGGGACCATACGATATGGTTGGTGGTGGAAATGATGGGGCGAGGACAGGTAATGGTAGTAGAGATATTAGAAATGAAGGTAGAGCTGGTCGAGATTTTGTTGAGTGGAAAAGATTTGTACCAAGAGAACAAAGAGAAAAACCTTGGACATATCAAAATTACGACAGAAACATAGATCAGATGTTGATTACTCTTCAAATAGACGCTTTATCTGACACTAGATCATATGCGAGCAAAGCAGAAAATAAACGAGGTAAAAGTAGAATGGGTCAGCCTTTAAAACTGACTGTGACTTTCAAGGTTCAGGTCGGCAAAGTAGACAAACAGGGAGTGGAGACCATTTCAAACTCTACTTTTCAGACAAAAGCTGGTAGCGGAGTAAGCATACTGTCGGGTGGACGATTAAAAGTTACTGGCGTTATAACCAGCTCATACGCCATTTCTTTGGAAAATATTCTTTTACCAAAATTAGACGAATTAGATTTATATAATTTTATAAAAATTTCTAAAATAGAGCATGAAACTTTTTCTAATATAGTCAAAAGAGATGTAGCTGTAACAACTGTAACAAAAATAAATTCATTAAGACTTAGTTACCCTCATACAGCTTATATAGCTACATCGCTAGACTCAAAGTATTTTCCCAGTGTTCCATCAAGAACTTTCAGAGTAAAAGGAAAAAAAATTCTAATACCATCTAATTACACCCCAACCAACGCAGATGGTTCTGATAGGAGATTTTCGGTCGATGGTAGTACTTTAGGAAACGAAATATACCAAGGAAATTGGGATGGTACTTTTAAATTTGGGTGGTCTGATAATCCAGCTTGGATTTATTATGATTTGTTGATGAACACTAGGTATGGCTTAGGATCTTACCTAAGAAACGTAGAAATAATAGACAAATGGTCTCTTTACGAGATAGGTATGTATTGCGACGCGGTCACCTTAAATGACGGAAGCAAGGCTACAGTTGATGCTGGCGGTGCTGGTTTTTTTGTGGGATTGGACGACGGAACGCAAGGGTTGGAGCCGAGATTTAGCTGTAACCTTTTGATATCAGATCAAAAAACAGCTATGGGTGCTATCGAGGATTTAGCTCGGTCGTTTTTAGCTATGATGTATTATCATAACTCATCCATAAGTGTGAAAGTTGACAGACCTTATATTTTCGAGGATTTTAATAGAACTGACCAATTTGATATTGATAATGGATTTTCAGAGGTTCCCCCTAAGCACCTGAAATACCCGCCTGTTTTAATTTTTAATAATTTAAACGTAAAGGATGGGATTTTTGCATATGCTGACGTCGATAGATCTACAAAACTATCAGCTGTAGAGGTCACGTACTTAGATAAAAGATTCAATTATGCAGCTAGAACAGAATATGTGGAGGACGCAGAATCAATAAAATATGTTGGGTTAAATTTTAAAGCTATAGACGGGATTGGAGTCACATCAAGGTCACAAGCAAGAAGGTTGGCTAGGCATATATTATTTGAATCAATGCATACCACAGAAACAGTATCTTTTACTGCTGGTTTTGATGGTTTATTAACTGAGCCTGGAGATATAATTAGGGTTGATGATGAGATTAGATCGTTCCATAAAAATTTCGGTATTGTTTTAGGCACTTCTGGAACTGCGGATTACAAGAATCCTGATGGTATTTATAAGGATTCTCCGCCTAGTGGTGTAGGCCCAAGGAGTGTTATTGTTTCTCCAGCGATCATGAGTGATCAAATGTCTTATATTAGCGGCGGGGTTATAAATGTTCATAATGCATTAGGCAAAACATCCATTGATGATTTTTATGAAAACCCGACATCAGGTAATGAGTTTTATAGAGATATCAATAGACCTCAGATTATATCTTTAAAAATTAAACCTGGCGGTTCTGGCATTAGTTGGGACCCATGTGATAGTGGTATAGCTATACATATAGACGGATTGAATGATTACCTTAA